GGCGCCCCCCCCGGGGGGCCGGGGCGGCCGTGAGTAGAGAGAATATTGATGTAGCCTCCTCTGTACACGAAAAGTTAATTTGTAGTGTTTAACCGAACAAGACTGGCTCAATAAGGTAGAAGACAAATAGGAAAGTCACCCGAAGAAAAAAGGGTAATTCCCTGTTAAGGGAGAGCCTCTCGTTTATCTAAGTTAGTGATGGCTGTCAGTCCTATCACTCCACGCTACTTGCCCTGTTCAAGTTGTTGCCAGCGATGTCACATCGTTAAGCAAGCCCTACTAGAAGCCACATGGTTCACTACGTTTATCCTACTTGGTCGGCTCAACCGCATAGAGGGGTGGGTGATGCCCCCGTTGTCTGCACTATACAAGATTCCTATTCTGATGTAAAGTAATCGCTAACTTCCCTCCTGTGGACAAAAGATGAATGCAATTGATGCTTTACCTGACAAACTGAAAAAGCCTCGTGGTAGGCCACCAAAGCCTGTAGCTGTTGCTATTCCCAAACCTATGACTATGGCTCGCTATGCCGACAGTCCTCCTGCCCTACTCCCCAAGACTGAACTTCAGAGAGTCAAAGAACTCAAAGAACTCCTGATAAACAGTGCTGGTTCTAATGTTGTCCACAAGGCAGTTGAGATTGCCATGAATGACGAACACCCTGCTCAGATGGCTGCAATCAAACTCTGTATGGACAGAATGCTCCCTGTCTCATTGTTTGAGAAAGAAGGAAAACAGCGGTCAGCAGTTAACATAACTATTTCAGGTATTGGTGGCGTGTCCATTGGGGACAATACAGTTGATGCTGAAGACATAGAAAGCAAAGATGTCTGACCTTAACTTCAGTCTCCTCCCTTGGCAACAAGAAGTCTTTGCTGACAAAACAAGATTTAAAGTCATTGCCGCTGGTCGCCGTTGCGGTAAGTCACGCCTCTCAGCTATCACCCTCCTGATCGAAGGATTGCAATGCACTTCAGGGTCGGCAGTGCTTTATGTTGCGCCGACTAATGGTCAGGCAAGGCAGATTATTTGGGATGTTTTGATGGAGTTGGGCAGGGATGTTATCCAAGCCAGTCACATCAACAACATGGACATTACCCTGATAAACGGAGCCAAAATCTATGTTAGAGGTGCAGATCGCCCAGATACTCTGCGAGGAGTGTCGCTCACCTATGCTGTGCTTGACGAGGTTGCCGACATCAAACCAGAAGCATGGGAACAGGTTATTCGTGCGTCTTTGTCTGATAAGAAGGGGAGAGCTATGTTCATCGGCACTCCCAAGGGTCGCAACTTCTTCTATGACGTATTTAAACTCGGAAACTCAGAAGAAGACCCAGACTGGAAATCTTGGCACTTCACAACCAAAGACAACCCCCTGATCGACCCAGATGAGATCGAGTCTGCTAAGAAAACCCTGTCCTCCTTTGCTTTTAAACAGGAATACCTAGCCAGTTTTGATAACGCTGGTTCTGACGTTTTCAAGGAAGAATGGATTAAGTATGGGGAAGAACCTGAGTATGGAAGCTACTTCATTGCCTGTGACTTAGCGGGATTTGAGGAGGTTGCCAAACAAGCGGCTAACTCCAAGAAGCGGCTAGATCAGACTGCCATTGCTGTGGTCAAGGTCACTGATGATGGCAAATGGTTTGTCAAAGAGATCGTTTTTGGGCGATGGGACATCAGGGAGACTGCTGCCACCATTTTGCTCAAGATGCGGGAATACCGCCCACTTTCGGTAGGAATTGAGCGTGGAGCGTTAAAAAACGCAGTTTTGCCGTATTTGAGTGACTTGATGCGGAAGAATAATGTATATTCGCACATAGTTGACTTGACCCACGGCAATCGCAAAAAAGCCGACCGTATCATTTGGTCACTTCAAGGACGGTTTGAGCATGGGCGTATTGTGCTGAACTCCGAGGAAGATTGGGATGAATTCACAGATCAACTCTTGATGTTTCCTTCCCAAGGTGTTCATGACGATTTACCTGATGCCCTATCGTACATTGACCAACTGGCTGTTACCTCATACTTCCAAGATGACCAAGAAGATGAGTGGGAGCCTCTAGACATAATTTCGGGGATATAAGGGCGACACATGGCAACAGACAAACAAGTGAAATTAGAGCAAAACGAGTTTTATCAGCCAACAGAGGCTGACAAAGAAATCACTGCCTTTGTCGTTGACCACTGCCAACGGTGGCGTGATTACCGTGATGTCAACTTCCTCCCTGACTGGCTAGAATACGAACGCATCTTCCGTGGTCAATGGGCGGCAGAAGACAAGACTCGTGAATCTGAGCGTAGCCGTATCGTCACCCCCGCTACCCAACAAGCCGTAGAAACCCGCCATGCCGAAATCATGGAAGCCATCTTCGGTCAAGGCGACTTCTTTGACATCCAAGACGATCTCAAGGATGTAGACGGTAATCCATTGGATGTTGAGGCTCTCAAAGCCCAAATGATGGAAGACTTCAAGAAAGACAAAATCAGAAAATCTATCGACCAGATCGAGTTGATGGCTGAAATCTATGGAACAGGTATTGGCGAGATTATCGTCAAGACTGAGAAAGAGTACATCCCAACAACCAAGTCAATCCCTGGACAAGTTGGGCAAGCCGCTATCGGTGTGACTGAAACCAACCGTATTGCGGTAAAGATCGTCCCTGTAAACCCTAAGAACTTCCTGTTTGACCCCAATGGGACAAGCATTGATGACTGTATGGGTGTGGCTATTGAGAAATATGTAGGTATTCACAAGGTTGTTGAAGGTATCGAAAAGGGCATCTACCGCAAAGTAGACATCACACCCACTTATGAAGACACCGATCTTGAGCCAACCCAAGAGGTAAGCCAATATCAGGACGAAAAGGTGTTGTTGCTGACCTATTACGGTCTTGTGCCTCGTGAATACCTGAATAACTTGACTGAAAACAAAGAAATTGTTGAGTTATTCCCCTCAAACTCAGCCGCTGAAGACTACACCGACATGGTTGAGGCCATTGTGGTCATTGCCAACGATGGTTTGCTCCTGAAAGCTGAAGAAAACCCATACATGATGAAAGATCGTCCAGTCTTGAGCTATCAAGATGACACGATTCCCAATCGTTTGTTGGGTCGGGGTACAGTTGAGAAGGCTTTCAATATGCAAAAAGCTATTGATGCCCAGACTCGTAGCCACCTAGACTCTTTGGCGCTGACAACTAGCCCCATGATTGCTATGGATGCAACTCGTTTGCCTCGTGGCGCTAAGTTTGAAGTCAAGCCAGGCAAGGCAATCCTTGTAAACGGTTCTCCCACAGAGATTTTGATGCCCTTCAAGTTTGGTGAAGTAGACCAAAACAACTTGGCAACGGCTAAAGAGTTTGAGCGTATGCTTTTGCAAGCCACTGGCACTCTTGATTCCCAAGGAATGGTCAGTAATTCCTCTCGTGATGGTGATGGTATGTCTATGGCTGTTGCCACCATCATCAAGAAGTACAAGCGTACTTTGGTCAATTTCCAAGAAGACTTCCTAATTCCCTTCATCAAGAAGGCGGCTTTCCGCTTTATGCAGTTTGACCCAGAGCGTTACCCCTCTGTGGACATGAACTTTATCCCGACTGCTACTTTGGGCATCATTGCTCGTGAATATGAGCAGAAGCAGTTCATTGGCTTGTTGCAGACTCTTGGCCCAGATACACCAGTTCTGCCTATCATCTTGAAGGGCATCTTGTCTAACTCTAGCCTGACCAACCGTTATGAGTTAATTGCGGCATTGGATGAGATGAGCCAACCTAATCCTCAAGCAGAGCAAATGCAACAAATGCAAGCTGAATTGGCGATGCAAGCGGCTCAGGCTCAGATTGCTGTCAACACGACTCAGGCTGAAGAAAACAAGGCAAATGCTGTAAAACTGTCGATGGAAGCACAGTTGATGCCTCAAGAGATTCAGGCTAAAGTCCTTGGCGCAACTACTAAGAACTTGCCAAATGAGGATGAAGCGGCTTCTCGTGAGTTTGACAAGCGGGTTAAGATTGCTGAACTGATGTTGAAAGAAGCCGACATCAAGAACAAGTCTAAGATTGTTGAATTGCAGATGTCAGAGAAGAATAACAAGATGGCTGGCATGGAAGAAGACTTCCTCAACCAACTGACGCAACAATTGAATGCTTCCCAGACAGGAATTGTGCGATGAATGTCGAAAATCTTGCCAAGGAGTTAATCCTTAAAAACATGACTCCAGAGCAGCAGATGGCTGTTTTGGATTCTGTTCGGCAGTCTGTTGCTCAAGCAAAAGAAGTGCAAAAGCGCAAGATTGGTGAGAATGTTGACCTAGTTGTTCAGGCTCTCAAAAAGATTGAATCTGACATTCGTTCCCGCTTTGACGATGTGGGTAACTCCATTGAAAAGCGTGTAGCCTCCATCAAAGATGGTCGTGATGGTGCTGATGGCAAGGATGGTCGAGATGGAAAAGATGGAAGATCAGGCAAAGATGGCGCTAAAGGTGATCGAGGTGACTCTGGTCGAGATGGGCGTGATGGAGTGGATGGTGCTGACGGTGTGTCTGTTACCGATGCTCGCATTGATTTTGATGGTAGCCTTGTTATTACACTGTCTTCTGGTCGTGAACTCAATGTTGGTGAAGTTGTTGCTCCTGATCTTGCAGAACGCATCAAAGTCATTACTAATGGTGGCGGCACTTCTCAGTCTGTTCTTGATACTTTAACTTCTTTACAGGCACAGATTAATAACCTGATTCCTAGCCAGACAGGAAACTCAGGTAAATATCTCACAACCAATGGTTCTACCCTTTCATGGGGTAATCTTGCTGGTGCGTTGAATTACCAAGGAACATGGAATGCGTCTACAAACACTCCTACTCTCACCTCTAGTGTTGGAACAAGCGGCTATTATTATGTTGTTGACACTGCTGGTTCTACAAACCTAAACGGCATTACTGACTGGAAAGCAGGGGACTGGCTGATTTTCAACGGTTCTGTTTGGCAGAAGATTGACCAGAGTTGGGCGATTGCTGGTGTAAACGACAACATCACTTCCATGACTGGCATCACAGGTGGTATCTCATCACCTGATTTCATCCAGTTTGATACTGGTGCAACTGTTACTGATGCAACTGGCAAGTTGTATTACAACGCTGAAGATCAATTCCAAACATTGTCATTCCAGATGAATGGCAATCAGATTCAGCACATTGGTGAAGAACTGTATTACAGGGTTAAGTTGTCTTCTGCGGCAACCAAAGGCCAAGTGTTGATGTTTACTGGTACTCTTGGTGCTAGTGGTGGATTGAGAGCCGCACCAGCTACAGGGTTGCAACCAGAACAAGCACATTACATTCTTGGTGTTGCTGGTGAAACTGGCTCTACAAACGATTGGATATTTGTCACGACTTTTGGTGAAGTTAAGTCAATCAATACGACTGGTGGCGCAGAGAGTTGGGCGCAAGGTGATGTCCTTTACTACAACCCATCTGTCACAGGTGGTTTAACTAAGAACAAGCCAGCAGTGCCTAATGCTATTTGCATTGTGGCGGCTGTTGTCCATGTTGGCTCATCAAATGGCGTATTGTTTGTTCGTCCTACCTATGGTTCTGTATTGGGTGGCACAGATGGAAATGTGAACTTCACATCTTTGGCATCTGGCAACACCTTGATTTACGATGCTGTAGCTGGTGTTTGGGAAAATGCTTTCCTAACTGATGGCACAGGTGTAAGCATTACTGAGGGTGCGGGGACTATTACTGTTGGACTGGCTTCAGGCTATGGCGACACTCTTAATCCATACGCATCCAAGACTGCAAACTATGTCTTAGCATCTCCTAATGGTAGTGCTGGAGTTCCTACATTCAGGGCATTGGTTGCGGCTGATGTTCCTACATTGAATCAGAACACAACAGGGACTGCGGCATCAACCCCCAAGTTGCTGACCACAAACTTTACAATTGAAGAATCTGGCGGTAAATTGCTGTTTAAGTATGGAGCAACGACAATTGCTTCTATGTCTTCAACTGGAGTCATCACCTCTGCGACAAACATTGTTGCAAATGGAACACCTTAAAGGAAATAAAACATGGCAACTCAAGTAACTCTTAATTCAGGCTCAGTTGATAGTGCTGGTAGCCTTGCACTAAAGACAAATGGAACTACCACCGCTGTCACGATTGACACAAGTCAGAATGTGGGGATTGGTGTTACGCCATCAACAAAGTTGGATACATCGAACTCAAATGGTAGAAATGCTCGTATTGGTGGAATACAAATTTCTGGTACTTCAGCAACAGCAGATGCTGGAAATAATTTTGTCTCTAGCGGTGCATATTGGAACGGAACTAATTACACAGCCACTGCTACTACATCGGCAATTACCCAATACGCCAATGGTATTTTAAATTTTTATACAGATTCAGGATTAACTGCTGGCAATACGTTTACTGCTAGTAGCCGTATGACTCTCGACTCCTCTGGTAATGTGGGGATTGGGACGAATTCGCCTGCTGCCACACAGTCTGGGTTAGATATTTCTTCTGGTGGTTTAAGTTTGGTAATTGGGGCAGATAGCGGGGGTTCTACAAGAACAAATACCACTACTAAAGTCGGTCGTATTTCTTCATACCATTACACAAACGCAGAAGAGCCAGTTGCTGTTGTTGTTACGTCGATAGAATCTGGAGCAAACACCATCCAGTTTGGTGGCGGTTCAAGCTTGCTTAATGCGGCAACAGATTTGAGGTTTTTAACTGCTGCAAATACAACGACTACAACTGGCACAGAACGCGCCCGTATCACATCAGGCGGTGACTTTTTGGTGGGGAAGACTGGTGGTAATATATCAGCTGTAGGCTGTCAGATTGAACCTGATGGTCTTGGTGTTTTCACTGCTGATGGCGCAATAGGGCTGCTTATCAACCGTCTAACAAGCGATGGCGACCTTGTTTCACTTCGCCAAGCTGGTACTCAAGAAGGCACTATTTCTGTGTCAGGCACAACAGTGTCTTACAACGGTGGTCACTTGTCTCGCTGGGCGCAGACCACTACAGCCAAAGACGAGTCATTGGTTAAAGGCACTGTCCTGTCCAACCTCGATGAGATGAACGTCTACACCGATGCTGAAGGCAACCCTGTCGATAACGAACAGCTTAACAAGGTCAAGGTCTCTGACGTTGAGGGCGATGCCAATGTCGCTGGTGTGTTCGTAAACTGGACACACGATGATGCACACGATGTGGACGAGATCAACATGGCGATGACGGGTGACATGATTATCCGCATCGCCCAAGGCGTGATTGTTGCCCGTGGTGACTTGCTGATGTCTGCTGGTGATGGCACTGCCAAGCCGCAGGGCGACGACATCGTTCGCTCCAAGACCATCGCCAAAGTCACATCAACCCATGTCACTTGCACCTATGCAGACGGTTCATTCTGTGTGCCTTGTGTGCTGATGGCTTGCTAAAAGGCAATTCATGACCCCAGAACTTCAACGCTACTATGAGTCCCGCTTTGACATGATGAGCATGGAGGGCTGGAAGGACTTGACTATTGACATTGACAATATGATAGAGTCCCTCAATAATATAAGCGTTATTCCTGATGAAAAGACCTTGATGTTTCGCAAAGGTGAACTTTCCATCTTGACTTGGCTGAAAACCTTGAAAGAGGTCAGCGAACGAGCCTACGAGGAATTGAATGAAAAGAATGTATGAATGTGTCTGTGAAAACGGACACAAGATTGAACGGTATTGTGTTTATGAGACTCAATCTGTTCAGTGTGAGTGCGGTGGTTC